GCAGACAAGATTAGTTCAGAGATAATACCTAATCTGATGGCAGAGCAAGGTTTGTCATCTCTGAAATTAGCTGATGGCAGATCGGTCGATGTAAGAAAGACCTACAACTGCACCATAAGAAAAGACAATATGGATACAGCTTACACATGGCTTCGAGAAAACGGACTCGCTGATATCATTAAAAATGAAGTTAGTGTTCAGTTCGGAAAAGGCGAAGATGACAAGGCGAAGCAATTGCTGGACCTTGCGGTGACCAATGGGTACGAGCCTCAACAAAAAACAAAAGTTGAGCCTATGACCTTGAAGGCCCTTTACAGAGAGCGTGTTGAGGCCGGCCTCGACATGCCCTCTGATTCCTTCAGTTTATTTGTGAAGGATCAAACTAAAATAAGCCGGAAATAACGAATCATGAATAAGGAGAAAAGAACCATGAATCAAGTAACGAAAAAAGAAAATACAGACATAGCTTTAGCGAGCATGTTTGAACAAGACGGCTCAGCCGGTTTAGATAATATGGGTAGCGAAGATTTTGCTATGCCGTTTCTAAGAGTGTTGGGTCAACTATCTCCCGAGATAAACAAACGGGATGCAAAGTATGTCGAAGGCGCTGAAGCAGGTATGATATTCAATACCGTGACTAAGCAGACATACGATGGTGAGACAGGTCTTAACGTAATTCCTTGTGGATACAAGAGAGAGTACGTTGAGTGGTCTGATCGTGGCGAGGGCACAAGTGCTCCCGTTGCAATACACCCAGTATCTAGTGGTATCATTAAAGAAACTACTAGAGGTTCTGACTACAAAGATAGACTACCTAATGGTAACTATCTTGAAAACACTGCATCATACTTTGTTCTCACAGAGAACATGGAGCAGGCTTTAATTACGATGAAATCTACACAGTTAAAAGTGAGTCGTAATTGGAACTCAATGATGTCGAGTATTAAGCTAAAAGGTAAAAACGGTTTGTTTGTACCAGCAGCTTATAGTCACGTGTATAAACTTTCTACAGTTCAACAATCAAACGACAAGGGAACTTGGTTTGGTTGGAATGTTGAGAAGGTTGGTCCAGTACAAGACAAGAACTTGTATGAAGCCGCAAAACAATTCTCTGCTAGTGTGAACAACACTGCAGTGAATCATGGTGAAGGTGATGCCAAGTCTAAGGCACAAGACTCGGTACCGTTTTAACATGATAGGCCCATGGACAATCCTCCCCCAGTTCATGGGCCTTTTAGAGGATAATTATATTTATGAAGAAAAAGAAGGACAGCAGGACACTGTATCACAAAAAATATTACAGGATAAGAACATTAGCAAAGCTAAGAAACAGAATAAAGGTTCTAGAAAAGTCTTTACAAGAGATAGTTGAAAGTCCAGAAGGAATAGCTTATAGAAATAGGAAGTCTAAAGAATACCAGAAAGAATACAGGACAAAGAATAACGACAAGATTGTTGCATATAGAAAGGAATACAAAAACATTTATGGATAAGTTTAAAGAAATATTTGAGGGTAATAATAGTGCATACGGCATTATGAAGCTTACCGGTGAAACGACCTCAAAGGGGAAAGCAGTTGCAAAAGCTTTTATAAAGAGAGAAAAGATTTCAGATTATTTGTGGGAAGAACATTTAGCAGGTAGTGATCCTGCCCTAGGTATTATACCTATTAATGAAGATAACATGTGTAGATGGGGCTGTATTGATGTAGATGAATACAATTTAGATCATCTTGTAATAATGCGTAATATTAAAGGAATGAATCTGCCTTTGGTGACATTCAGATCAAAGTCCGGAGGCGCACATTTATTTTTATTTGCAAAAGAATTTATACCTGCAACATTAATGCAGTCAAAACTTAAAGCAATGTCAGAGGCTTTAGGTTATGGAGGTAGTGAGATATTTCCGAAACAAACTGAAATATTAGTTGAACGTGGTGATACAGGTAACTTTTTAAATCTTCCATATCACGGTGGCACCAGAGGACTACGTTACACATTCAAAGCAGGTGGCGAGGCTGCAAGCTTAGAAGAGTTTTACACTATATATGAAGAGTGGTCACAAACCAGAGAGCAGATAGAGAACATAGTAGTTAAAGAAAAAGTAAAAACTAAAGAGGCTTTTGAAGATGGACCGCCTTGTCTAAACAAATTAGCAGATGAAGGTTTTGGTGAAGGATCTAGAAACAATGCTTTATTTAACGTATCTGTGTTTTGTAAAAAAGCACATCCAGATGATTGGGAGAACCAGGTTGGTATTTATAATCAAAAATATATGGACCCACCACTTAGCTATCAAGAGGTTCAGCTTGTAATTAAATCTGTAAACAAAAAAGGTTATGATAAATACAGGTGCAAAGAGCAACCAATATGTAGCGTTTGTAATCCTGCTAAATGCAGAACAAAAAAGCATGGTGTTGGTTTTGAAGAAGAACAAATGCCTGAACTAGATACTCTTACAAAAATAAAATCAAATCCACCTCAGTGGTTTTTAAATGTTGGTGGTAAGAGAGTTGAGCTAACGTCTGTTCAATTACATAATCCAGATCAGTTTGCACTAGCTGTTTTAGATCAAGCAGACATGGCCATACCAACTCCAACTAAAAAGAACTGGAGAGAAGTTTATTTGAATCTTCTATTACAAAACTTACAAGAGATAGAACCTTTAGAATCATTAGATCCAATAAATCAAATTATAAATCTTTTGTATGACTTTACAGTTAACAGACCAGCGGCAAGAACAAAAGAAGACATACTAAACAAAATGTCTTTTACAGAGGAAGGCTTTACATATTTTAGAATGGATGACTTCTTCTCTTTTTGTAAACGAAACAACTGGGAATCAGACAAAGTTAAAACAGGTAACTTAATGAAACAACTTGAAGATATCTTTGTTGAAGAGGTCAGAATGAATTTAAAAAATCAAACACCAAGAGTTGTTAAGATTAAAGCAATGAAAAAAGATAAACCTGCATTGAGCAAAGTTAAGTATGAGGAGACACCTTTTTGATGAAGTGTTGGAGTTGTAATCACGAATTAATTTGGGGTGGTGACCACGATACTGAGTGGGAAGACAACGATGAGGAAGAACATATGATCGTGACAAACTTATCATGTCCTAATTGTACAGCGGTTGTAATTGTTTATCATGGGAACGTAGATAAATGAAAACAATAATATTAGGTCCACCAGGTACAGGTAAAACAACTACACTATTAGAGTTAGTTGATGAGTTTATACGTGCAGGGACTAGTATACAAAAGATAGGTTACTTCTCTTTCACACGTAAAGCTGCATACGAGGCAATAAGAAGAGCAGAAGAAAAGTTTATGGTTGATGAAAAAGAAATACCTTTTTTTAGAACACTACACTCTCTTGCTTTCAAAACTTTAAACTTAAAAAAAGAACGTGTTATGAAAACCATGGACTATAGAGACTTTGGTTTGAAAATGGGTATTCCAATCAAGACAGCATGGCACAGTGAAGATGATGGCATATTTAATTCTGACAACGAATACTTAAAAATTATAAACAAAGCGAGAGTTTTGGAGATACCCGTACTCGATCAATACGATAAAAATGAACATGGGCTAGACATTGAGCGTGATGTATTATACCTTATAGATCAAGAACTTAAGAGATATAAACAAGAAAAAGGATTAGTTGACTATGATGATATGCTTGAACAATTTATTACAACGAATGTATCGCCAGCTTTTGACGTACTATTTATTGATGAAGCACAAGATCTTTCACCCTTACAATGGAGAATGGTTAGAAAACTTTGGGACAAAGCAAACAAAACATATATTGCAGGTGATGATGACCAAGCTATTTTTAGGTGGGCAGGTGCTGACGTCGATTCTTTTATCGCTCTTAAAGAAGAAGTAGATCACATAGACACACTGAAACAATCTCACAGAGTGCCAGGTGGACCAATACACGAACTATCACAAAGGATAATTAATCAAGTGTCTACACGTTTTGAAAAAACATATTTACCAAGACAAGAACAAGGTGACTTGACAAGATACTCTGATATAGCACAAGTTGACATGACTCATGGTGAATGGCTTGTATTAACAACGGCTCATCACTTTTTAGATTACATAAAAGAATACATAGAACAAAGTGGTTGGTACTATTCTCACAAAGGTAAAAACTCAATCAAACTTGATTTGATGTTGGCAATACAGACCTGGGAGAAATGGCGCAAGGCTGAGCACCACCTACCTGTTCAGTCTATAAAAAATATTTATTCTTATCTTGGAGACAATGTTGCACCTGGTTATAAAAAGGGAGCAACCTTAAATGAAGATGAAACATATTTAATTGGAGACTGCATCGCGGAACATGGATTGCAGATCAACGACGTTTGGTACAAAGCGTTTGCAGGCTTAGATACCAATACAGAAAACTACATAAGAAATATGCTTTCTAAAAAAGAAAAAATAAATCAGATACCAAGAATAACTTTATCGACAATACATGCTGCAAAAGGAGGTGAGGCTGATAATGTATTACTTTTACCTGATATTAGTAAGTCTGCTGTCGACAACAATGATCGTGACCCTGACGAGTTACATAGATCGTTTTATGTTGCTGTGACTAGAGCAAAACAATCACTACACATATTAGAGCCAAGAAACTATGAAAGGGCGTATATACTATGAAATTTCATGAGCACATCAAAGGCGACGTAGCTGAGCACATAGCATCCATATGGTTATTAGAACAAGGTTACTTAGTTTGTAAGAATGTATCACAACACGGAGCTGTTGATTTAGTTGCAATAAAAGAATACGAGCTCATACTGATAGATGTGAAGTCAGAATGTAGAAGAAAGCGAGACGGATACAAAATAAACAGATCACTAACACCACTACAACAAACCCTCGGTGTAAATATTTTAAATGTAAATGTAGAAACAGGAGAATGCACATATGTCTAACCCATACGACAGCCAGGTCGGAGGCGACCACTATAAAAAATACAAGATACAGCCCAGCGAATTCATCAATAAAAACAAATTGTTATTCGCAGAAGGATCTGCTATAAAGTATATTGTAAGACATCAAGATAAAGGAGGCAAAGAGAGCCTCGAGAAAGCGAAACATTTTATCGATATGATAATCGAAAGAGATTACAGTTGAGATCAATACAACAACCACTATTCACTCCAGAAACAGAGTGGGTTCCACCTGATCGTTTACCAGACCTATCTAGTCACAAAGAAATAGCAATTGACTTAGAGACAAGAGATCCAAACCTAATAACTATGGGCTCGGGTGCGGTGAGAAGAGATGGTGAGATAGTGGGGATAGCAGTGGCAGTCGAAGGCTGGAAAGGTTATTTTCCAATAGCGCACGAAGGTGGTGGGAACATGGACCGAGCATTAGTATTGGATTGGTTCGAAGAACTTTTATCAAACACAGCCACAAAAATATTTCACAATGCAATGTACGATGTGTCCTGGATCAGATCACTTGGGTTTCATATAAACGGCGGCATCGTAGACACAATGATTGCAGCTAGTTTGATTGATGAGAATAGATACAGTTATACACTAGACTCAGTTGGTAAAACATACATAGACATGCGTAAGAATGAAAAGCTTTTACAGGAGGCAGCAAAAGATTTTGGTGTTAATCCAAAAGCAGAGATGTGGCGTTTACCTGCACCATTTGTTGGTGAGTATGCGGAAAAAGATGCAGAGATGACTTTGAAACTTTATCACGCACTACAGCACGAAATATCAAAACAAGATCTTTGGGACATATATAATCTAGAAACAAATTTGTTTCCTTGTCTGGTTGATATGAAATTTAAAGGTGTTCGTGTAGATGTAGAAAAAGCAGCTGTAATAAAAAAAGATTTAATAATTAAAGAAAAAGAAATTTTACAACAGATAAAAAAGTTATCAGGTTTTGACGTAGAGATATGGGCTGCAGCTTCTATAGCTACTGCTTTTGATAAACTAAAACTTCCATACGACAGAACAGAAAAGGGTGCACCAAGCTTTACAAAAAACTTTCTTGCAACACATCCAGCTGAGCTACCGAAACTAATCAACGAAGCAAGAGAGATCAACAAAGCAAACACAACATTCATTGATACAATACTTAAGCATGAACACAACGGACGTATTCATGCAGACATAAATCAAATAAGATCTGATCAAGGTGGGACTGTTACAGGGAGGTTTAGTTACTCAAACCCTAATCTACAACAGATACCAGCGAGACATAAGATTCTTGGACCACTAATTAGATCACTATTTATACCAGAAGATA